TTCGGGGTCCACACAACACAAACTCGCTTTAATAAGGAGCTATGAATAATCTTACACGCTGGGAGCAATACTCCCCAGTCTCAATTGGCTTTGAGGATATGTGGAAAACATTAGATGCCATGGCGGCTAATCCACAGACCAATTATCCTCCATATAATATCATCAAACTGGATGAAGAACGACAACAACTTCAACTCGCCCTTGCTGGGTATTTAAAAGAAGACATTGAAGTTGCTATCGAAAAGAAGGTCCTAAATATCTCGGTCAGTAAATCCTATGTCACTGAGGGTGATTATGTCCACAAGGGCATCGCACAACGATCCTTCAGTCGTAACTGGCAACTTTCAGACGACACGACTATTGATGAAGTCACATTTATTGATGGATTACTTCGTGTTACATTGAAGAGAGTTATTCCAGAAGAACACCGCCGTAAGGTGTTTGATATCTCTTGACACTCACACCTGGACCTGTTATACTTAACAGGTCCTTTCTAGACACTTACTATTCAAAATAATGGCATCAAAAGTACTAGTCACTACTATTGGTCAGCATATCATTGCTGATGTCAAACAAGTAGAAAATAAGGAAACCAAAGAAGTTATTGCATATTGGTTGAAGAATCCTCGTACTGTATCATACAGTCTCGATGAAGAACAACAAGTCAATGTATCATTTGGTCAGTTTTGCTTGATCTCTAACGAGACTGAATTCAGTATTCGTGCTGATCATATCGTTTCCATTCTAGATCCTCGTTCCGAGGTAGAAGAACGATATCTTGGCATTGTATATCCCCCTCAAGAGACTGAAGTAACTGAACTAACTACAGAGGAGGCACCAGTTGATGAATCTGAGTCTGCTGATTCTTAAATCTGGACAAACTCTCATCAGTCAAAGTGAAGAGTTGGATTATGAACCAAAAGTTCATCTAGTCCAACCATATGAGGTGTCAGGTAAGACAAAAATTACGTTGACACCCTGGCCCTCATATACTGAAGACGATCACATTCTTCTTCGTAGTGATGACCTATTGACTGTATGTGAACCAATTGATTCTATTAAGAATGCCTATATCAAGAAGATAGGCAAAACAATTGAAGATTTCAAAGTAGAAGAACAAAAACCAGAACCGGTTCTATTAAATGAAGACGAGGACATCCCCGCTTCATATCAGGAAGAATACACACCTGACCATTACGAACCAGAATATCTAGAGGAACCCTTTACATAAGAGGGTTCTTTTGTTATAATGAGACTACTACAGTGACTTGAATGCGTTTCTATACATACTCTGCTACGATTGGTAATAATATCTACCTGAGAGGGTGGGATGATATGAAGGGTGGGTATTTTATGGAGAAAGTTCCATATGAACCCACCCTTTTCATGTCTTCAAAGAAGGAAACAGAATACAAAACATTGTCCGGTAAGTATGTAACACCAGTTAAACCTGGTGGTATCCGTGACTGTAGAGAATTCATTGAAAAGTATAACAATGTTTCTGGTGTCCAGGTATATGGTATGGATAGATTTCTATATCAATTCCTAGCTGATAGATTTCCAGAGGACATTGAATACGATCAAAGTAAAATTAAGATCTGGTCTCTTGATATTGAGACTGCATCAGAAAATGGTTTCCCTGACCCTGAGAAATCAGAAGAGGAAGTTCTACTTATTACACTGAAGAACTTTAGAACTAAGAAGATTATTACATTTGGTTCCCGTTCATATGAACCAAAATCTCCTGATGTTACATATATCCTGTGTGACAATGAAGTTCAACTCCTGACTACATTCATTCAATGGTGGGCTGATGTATTACCTGAGGTGATTACCGGGTGGAATGTGGAACTATTCGACATCACATATCTGTGTAATCGTATCAATAAACTATTTGGTGAAGGTCATATCCGTCGTCTATCTCCTTGGCAATATACTACCAAGAAGAAAGTGGACAAGATGGGTCGTGTTGTAACTAAGTTTGAAATCTGTGGTGTTACCATCATTGATTACCTTGATATCTACAAGAGATTTACATATACAACCCGTGAATCTTATCGTCTAGATCATATTGCTAGTGTAGAACTTGGTCAACAAAAACTAGACCATAGTGAATTTGATACCTTCAAAGATTTCTATACAAATGATTGGGATAAATTCGTAGACTACAACATCCATGACGTTGAACTTGTTGACCGATTGGAAGAAAAGATGAAACTGATTGACCTTGTCATGTTGATGTCATATGACGCCAAGGTTAACTACATTGATACATTTGCACAGGTAAGACTATGGGATGTCATCATCTATAACTATCTTCGTAAGAAAAATATTGTCCTGGATATTGTTGAGAAACAAGATAAAAATGATCAGTATGCTGGTGCTTATGTAAAAGAACCAACACCTGGTGTCTACAACTGGGTTGTATCATATGACTTGAATAGTCTATATCCATCACTGATTCGTTTCCTTAATATTAGTCCAGAAACACTGTTACCACAAAAATATACTGGTGCTGATGTAGATGATTTCATTAATCGTAATGGGGATATCTTTACATCAGAAGATGTATGTGTGGCTGCCAATGGTGCTCAGTATCGTAAAGATGTCTGTGGATTTATGCCTGAATTGGTTCGTAAAATCTATGACGAACGTGTTCAATACAAGAAGAACATGTTGAGTTGTAAACAACAGTATGAGGACAATCCATCAGAAGAATTATTCAAACAGATTGCCAAGTGGAGCAACTTCCAAATGGCACGAAAGATTCAATTGAACTCCCTTTATGGTGCCCTAGGTAATCAATACTTCCGCCACTATCGACTAGAGAACGCAGAAGCAATTACATTGACTGGTCAGGTGGCAATTAGATGGATTGAAAGAAAACTCAATGAGTACCTAAATACCGTATTGTCAACTGAAGATTACGATTATGTCATTGCTTCGGATACTGATTCTATCTACCTTAATCTTGGCCCTCTTGTTGATAGGATTGATTCGGGAGGGATTGACTCCGAGAGAATGGTTTCTATTCTAGACAAGTTCAGTGAAGAGAAGATTGTTCCCTTCATTGATGAGTCATACGATGAACTATCTGAGTATTTACAATGTTATGAAAAGACACTAGTAATGAAACGAGAGTGTATTGCAGAGAAGGGTATATGGACAGCAAAGAAACGATATATCTTGAATGTATGGGATAACGAGGGTGTCCGATATAAGGAACCCAAACTGAAGATGATGGGTATTGAAGCTGTTCGGTCATCCACACCATCAGCCTGTAGAAAATATATTAAAGATACTCTGAAGATTATTATGGAACAGACAGAAGATGATATGATTGAGTATATCGAGAAGGAACGATCCATCTTTGAAAACCTACCACTAGATGAGATTTCATTCCCCAGGACAGCAAATAATATCAACAAATACACCAACAACACAACATTATATGAGAAGGGAACACCGATGCACATCCGTGCATCCATTATGTTCAATCACCTTCTGAAATCACACAAACTTAAGAACAAATACAATCCCATCGGTAATGGTGAGAAGATTAAGTATATCTTCCTTAAGAAACCAAATCCAATGGGTGAGAATGTGGTAGCATTCATCACTGAGTTCCCGACTGAGTTTAACTTGACCAAGTACATTGACTATGATACAATGTATGAGAAGGGTTTCCTTGAACCTCTCCGTGTGATCCTAGAGACCGTTGGTTGGTCCACCGAAAAAACATCCACCCTAGAAGAATTTTTCCTATGAGTTTCTTACAAGACATTATCAAAGATATTGGAGATGAGTATGCAAGTCTTGCGTCAGATATTGACGAAAGTGAAAGATATGTGGACTCTGGTTCGTATATATTCAATGCTCTTATTAGTGGGAGTATCTACGGTGGCTTTTCTGCTAACAAGATCACTGCTATCGCCGGTGAAAGTTCTACTGGAAAGACATTCTTTAGTCTTGCAGTTGTTCGTAACTTTCTTGATTCTGATCCTAATGCTATTGTCCTATATTTTGATACTGAATCTGCAATTACAAGGTCTCTTCTCGCGGATAGAAACATCGACACTAGCAGGGTTGTAGTATTAAATGTAGCGACAATTGAAGAGTTTAGGACTAAAGCTCTACAAGCTACAGATAAATATCTAAAACTACCAGAAGATGAACGTCAACCAATGATGTTTGTCCTAGATAGTCTTGGTATGTTATCAACAGAAAAGGAAGTCACTGATGCTCTTGCTGATAAGAATGTCAGGGACATGACCAAATCCCAACTGGTCAAAGGTGCATTTAGAATGCTTACACTGAAGTTGGGTCAAGCTCAAATCCCTCTTATCGTAACTAATCATACCTATGATGTCATCGGTTCTTATGTCCCAACTAAAGAAATGGGAGGAGGTAGTGGACTCAAGTATGCTGCTTCTACAATCATCTATCTCAGCAAATCAAAGGAGAAGGATGGAAAGGAAATCGTTGGAAACATTATCAAAGCAAAGACTGCTAAGTCGCGTTTAAGTAAGGAGAACAAAGAAGTACAAATTCGTCTATACTATGATGAACGAGGACTAGACAAATATTATGGTTTGTTAGAACTTGGAGAACTAGGTGACATGTGGAAAAATGTTGCCGGTAGGTATGATATGGGTGATGGTAAGAAGATCTATGCTAAACAGATTCTTGCCGAACCAGAGAAATACTTTACTGAAGAAGTCATGGAAAAACTAGATGTAATTGCAAAAGGTATCTTCTCCTACGGTCAATAATTGAATGCTCTCATCACTTGAAAACTCTATACTAAAAGGTTTAATACACAATGAAGATTACTCCCGAAAGGTACTTCCGTATGTTAAGGACGAATACTTTGAAACGACAACAGGACGTATATACTTCCAACTATGTAAGGGGCACTTCTCTAAATACAACGAATGTCCCTCGTCGGACTCAATTAGAATTGGAATTGAACAGTTGGAGGGAGTCTCTGAAGATGAATTCAGAAGCCTCGGAGAGTCATTCGAAGGGTTATGTGAGTCGACGGAGATCAATAAGGATTGGTTGGTTGACGAGACTGAGAAATGGTGTAAGGAAAGGGCGGTTTATCTCGCTCTTCTTGAAAGCATTTCGATCCATGATGGCAAAGGTGACAAGACAAGAGATTCAATACCGTCGCTTCTAACTGAGGCTCTCGCTGTATCATTCGATCCACACGTAGGTCACGATTATCTAGAAGATTATGAACAGAGATACGAATTTTACCACCTCAAGGAGGAGAGAATCTCGTTCGGGTTGGAATACTTCGACAAGATTACGAAGGGGGGTATTCCTAACAAAACTCTCAACATCGCTCTTGCTGGTACTGGTGTCGGAAAGTCTCTATTCATGTGCGACTTTGCTTCAAAAGCCCTCCTACAAGGAAAGAATGTCCTCTACATTACTATGGAGATGGCTGAGGAAAGAATTGCAGAAAGGATAGATGCCAATCTACTTAATGTAAATATTCAAGACATCATTGATGTTCCAAAGCCAATCTTTGAGAACAAAGTGACTAATATACAGAAGAAAACTCAAGGTCAGTTGTTTATCAAAGAATATCCAACTGCCTCAGCACATTCAGGTCACTTCGATGCACTCCTCAAAGAACTCCAACTCAAAAAAGGATTTAAACCCGATATTGTTTTTATTGATTATCTCAATATATGTGCCTCTAGTCGGTATCGTGCTGGGTCCAACGTTAATTCTTACACTGTTGTCAAAGCTATTGCCGAAGAACTACGTGGACTCGCTGTTCAATACAACATCCCAATCATAAGTGCCACCCAAACCACACGATCTGGGTATGGATCTAGTGATGTAAATATAACAGACACCTCCGAATCGTTTGG